GCATGGAAGGATCCACTCTTATGCCGTCCGGTAAACCGGATAAAATTAAAAGATTAGAAGATAAAATTCAAGCAATAAAAATTGAATTAGGAGAATAATGGCCATAGAAAAAGTAAACGAAGACATCAACCTGGAAATCGAACCGAATTCCGAGCAGCAGATTTCACTGCCCGGAATGGAGAACAACGCGATGATGATGGAGGACGGATCGGCGATCGTCAATCCGCTTCCGGACCTGTCGGGCAAGGGCGCGTTCAATTCCAATCTCGCGGACGTTATTCCGGATGATGAATTGCAGAGCCTGTCAAAGGGACTCGTGGGTGACTACGAGGCTGACAAGGACGCGAGGAGCTCATGGCTGAAGACCTATAGTGACGGACTGGATCTTTTGGGATTCAAGTACGAGGACCGGTCAAAACCGTTCGCCGGAGCGACGGGCGTCACGCATCCGCTTCTGGCGGAGACCGTGACCCAGTTCCAGGCGCAGGCCTACAAGGAACTGCTGCCCGCGGAAGGACCCGTCAGGACGCAGATCGTGGGCGAAGTGACGCCGGACGTCGAGCAGCAGTCTCAGCGCGTCAAGGAATTCATGAATTATCAGATCTCCTACGTCATGGAGGAGTATGACCAGGAACTCGATCAGATGCTGTTTCACCTGCCACTGGCGGGAAGCGCATTTCGGAAAGTATACTACGACGAGGTCAAGGATAGGGCGGTGTCAAAATTCGTTCCGGCCGAGGACGTTGTCATTCCCTATGTTTCAACCGACATGGAGTCATGCGAGCGCATAACCCACGTCGTCAAGATGATGGGCAATGAGCTTCGCAAGAAGCAGGTCGGAGGCATGTACAGGGACATTGACGTCTCGATGCAGCCGTCGGAGCCGAATGAGGCGAAGGAGACATATGACAAGCTGGAAGGCGCGGAGAAGACGATCAACGCGGAAGAGATCATTCTGTTGGAATTTCACTGCGACCTGGACATTGTCGGATTTGAGGACACGTTGGAAAACGAGCCGACGGGAATCAAGCTGCCGTACGTTGTCACCATTGACGAGGGATCGGGAAAAGTGCTGTCCGTCTACCGAAACTATGAGGAACAGGATCCGCTTCGAAAAAAGATTTCCTATTTTGTACACTACAAGTTTCTGCCTGGCCTTGGCTTTTACGGCTTTGGCCTTATCCACATGCTCGGAGGTCTCTCAAGAACGGCTACCTCAGCTCTTAGACAGCTTATCGATGCAGGTACGTTGTCCAATCTCCCCGCAGGCTTTAAAGCGAGAGGGCTGCGAGTTCGGGACGATGACCAACCCCTCCAACCGGGAGAATTCAGGGATGTAGACGCGCCTGGAGGCGCGATCCGTGAATCACTGATGCTGATTCCGTACAAGGAACCAAGCGCGACGCTGTTTCAATTGCTGGGATTCGTCGTTGAGGCGGGAAGGCGCTTCGCGTCAATCGCCGATAACAAGATGGGCGAGGGCTCGCAGGCCAACCCCGTGGGCACGACCATGGCGATCATGGAACGCGGAACAAAGGTCATGAACGCGATACACAAGCGATTGCATTACGGGCAAAAAGTGGAATTCAAGCTGCTGGCAAAAGTTCTGGCGCAGAGCCTGCCACCGGAATACCCGTACGCGGTAAAGGGCGGCAACAGGATAATCAAGCAGCAGGACTTTGACGAACGGGTGGACATCCTGCCTGTTTCTGATCCAAACATATTCTCGATGTCACAGCGCGTGACGTTGGCGCAGACGCAGATGCAGATGGCGACGTCCAATCCTCAGATGCACAACATGCACGAAGCTTATCTGAGAATGTACCAGGCGCTTGGCGTAAGGGACATTGACATGATACTTCCTCCCCCGCAGCAACCACAACCGGAAGATCCTGCCATGGAAAATTCCAAATCTTTGCAAATGATGAAATTACAAGCTTTCCAGGGACAGGGTCACGCTGCGCACATTGACGCCCACCAGGCGTTCATGAGTTCCTTTTTGGTGGCGAACAATCCGCCGACAATGGGCATTTTACAGGCTCATATTTCCGAGCACATATCCTTCATGGCGCGGGAAGAGGTGATGGCGCAAAATCAGCAGGAAATGCAGGAACAGGCGGCGCAATTCGGCGGTCAATTGCCACCGCAATTGCAGCAACAGTTCCAGATGGAGATTGAAAAGCAGATCGCGCAACGAATTGTGAAGATTACCGAGGAACTGGTGGCCGAGGAGCAGGAATATCTTAATAAAAAGGACTCTGATCCGTTAATTGACCTTAAACAGCAGGAATTGAACCTTCGAGCGCAAGAAATACAGCAACGCAAGGACACCGAAGAGAAAAAATTAGACCTTGACGCTGAAAAATTGGGTTTTGAAGAGGAAAAACTTGAACAAAAGGACAAAATTGACAAGGAGAAGATACAAAGCCAGGAAGACATCGCGATGCTGCGGTCTGAAACGGCTTTGGCGCATCACAGCCCTCATAAAACAAGTGGCAATAAGTAAAAAACATGCTAAAAGGCATGAACATATGACTCTGAAAAATAAAGTCAATAATCCGCATGCTCTTCTGGACGAAGCGTTTAAATTCGCCGAACAGCACAGAACGCAGCCCATGGCTCTCGGCGCGGCGCTGATGATCGTGGCTAAAACGATCTATTTGAACACGCTGGGACCTCAACAGACGTCCGACATGCTGCATTTGTTCGCGGATGACCTGAACGACCCAATGTATGAGATCAAAAAAGAGACCATACATTAATGTCCCTTTGTAAGAATTGCAGTCACGGCTGTCATCACAGTGACAGTGGAAAATGCGCATCTTGCAGTTGCGCGAATTGTGAGCATGACATACAAGAGGCGTTGAATAAGTTACTGGAGATGACCAAGCCAGTGAAAACTGTTGAGTTTGAACCAGAAATGGATTTGGATTCGACGGAAAATAAGGAGGAAAAATGAAACTCATAAAAGATCTTTGGGCTCACCTGAAGGAATGGAGCGACTGGGGTATGCGTGACTGGATTAAGGCCGGAATCGTGACCGTGGTGGTTTTGTTCATCTTATACAAGATGACAGGCGGAGGAGCTTAATCCCATGTGGGGACTATTACTCAAACCCTTACTCGGCGTCGCCGGCGACGCCGTTAAGGGCATAATTCAAACAAAGAAAGCGAAGGCCAAGCAGAAACTGACGGAGATCAACGCGATCACCGCCTTGAAGGAGAAGCAGATCGCCGGTGAAGTCTCGTGGGAGGCTTCAGCCGTTGATCAGATGAAGGGAAGCTGGAAAGATGAGCTGATTTTAATTTGTCTGCTCGCGCCAGCCGTAGCAGTCTTCATCCCTGGAATGACGGAACACATTGAAAAGGGTTTTGTTGCACTGCAACAACTCCCTGATTATTACAAGCATCTGTTATACATCGCCTGCTCGGCGAGTTTCGGGATCAAGGGTGTTGGATCAGCGGTCAAGTTCTTCCAGAAAAAGTGAAGATAGATCCGGCACAGGTTGACAAGTGGAGGATATTTCCCCGCCTGTTGATAACTTTATACGGAGTCGCTTTTTGGCGCACGACGGAATGGTTCATGGACCTTCCTGACCCGTCAATGGCGCAATCAGGATTCGTGTCCATAGTAGTGGGCGCGGGCGCCGCATGGTTCGGCCTCTATGTGGGAGGAAGCAAGCAGGCGAGCGTTAAAATAGATAACAGGGACTAAATGGACGAAATAAGACTGGTAGAAAGAATATTTAAAATAATTAGGGCTAGACAGACCCAGATTAATGAGATAATAACAGGCAACCAAGTAAAAGACTGGAATGATTATCAAAATCATCTGGGACAGCTTGAAACATTGAATTACATTGAACAGGAACTCTCGGACCTGCTGAAGAAACAGGAGCAAAATGAACACTCTGATTTTACCGAAACACGTCGCTGAGCGACGCATCAAGCAAGTAGAAAAAGAAAAAAAAGAAAATAATATTCCCGAAGCATCAAAACTGCCCAGGCCGACAGGCTGGCGCATTTTAGTGTTGCCTCATCGTGGACAAGGAAAGACGAAAGGCGGAGTCCTGCTTTCTGACAAGACGGTTGAGGAAACACAAATTGCGACGAATGTTGGACTTGTTCTGGCAGTGGGGCCGGACGCGTACAGTGACAAGGAGCGTTTTCCAAACGGACCTTGGTGCAAGGAGAAAGACTGGGTGATATTCGCCCGCTACGCTGGTTCGCGCCTCAATATTGAAGGCGGGGAACTGCGCATTTTAAACGACGATGAAATTCTGGGCACAACTGACGACCCGGAAAGCATTCTATCGCCGGTAACCCATTAACATGGAGAGGAAACCATGCCCGAAGCAGAAGCAAAAGATCCTATGGTCGAACTGGACGTATCCGGTGATTCCGTGGATGTTGAATTAAAAGAAAAGGAAACAAAAAAAGATACTCCGGAAGTTACCGTCAAGGAGGAACAACCGGAAGAAAAAGAAGAATCTAAAACAGAAGAAAAAGACGAGCGCGAAGAATACAGCGAAGGCGTCAAGAAGCGTATTGACCGCATGACCTATAAAATTCGCGAAGCGAAAAGAAGAGAAAAAGAAGCCGTCAATTACGCCCAGCAAGTCAAGGGTGAAAGGGACAATTTACAGTCAAAATTTGACAAGTTGGACGACGGATACGTCAATGAATTCACGGGACGCGTGAAATCCCAACTGGAATCAGCCAAGATTCAGCTTAAAGACGCCGTGGCGAAAGGGGACGTGGACGCCCAGGTTGCCGCGAATCAGTCGCTGGCGAGGCTGGCCATTGAGGAGGAGCGCATAAAAGCCACCGAGGATCAGCGAAAAAAATATGAGGAATCATTAAAAAACGCTGGACAAATAGGTGAACAACCTGTACAAAGTAGAGTTCAACAACCCAGACCTGATCCTAAAGCGGAAGCTTGGGCTGAAAAAAACGAATGGTTTGGAAAAGACGAAGCGATGACATACGCCTCGTTCGGCATTCACAAGAGGCTTGTGGAGGAGGACGGATTCAATCCTACAAGCAATGAATACTACGAGGAAATTGACAAACGCATTCGCAAGGAATTTCCCCATAAGTT